ACGATATATTTCCTTTTGAATTATAGACGGGACAGATTGATAACACGACCAGCAAATTCGCTAAACGCAACACGCTTAGGAACAAAAACAATTTTACCCACACGACCTTTGTCAGTCGCATCAGACCAAGAATCTTTGGTCACAGTAATTTTGTATGCATCGTAGCCATGCTCATTTGTTTCACGCTCCACGATACCTTCCACGAAACAATCTTCACGACCAACCATTGGTTTGAAGTCATAAGAACGAATCACATCACCAGTCTTTACAATCATTTTTGTTTCCTTTTCAATTTTCATACTACTATTATACAGTAGTTTGCAATTAAAGACAACAACTTTATGGAATAACCCTACGAGTCTGAGGGGATTAGAAACCCTTGTAGATACAGGGGTTTAGAATGCGGAAAACCCTCTACGAGAGAGGGTTTGGAGGGAGGTCTAGGGAGAGCCTAGTAAGGGTTACAGACCGACTAAAGCGGACGCTGGAGCGATCTCTATCCCTGAACCGAATAATCGGCTATATTCGTTGATCATTTTAGCCGATGGAGTACCTTCGGTGGCAATGCATTGACTAAACAATTTTACCTTTCCTTCTGTATAAGGCATGTATGGCATTAGTGCTAAGCCAACTCCATCTTTTGTTTGTTGCATCAGGATAGTTGCTGGTGCTTCTACTGTGTATCCCAATCCTGTGACTTCTACTTTACCAATAAGTTCTTCACCACTAATCAATTTAAATACTTTAATCTCAGTCATCTTAATCCTCTATAACAAGTTGTTCAATAAAATCTGCAGCATAGTTTTGGTCAGTAAAGAATGTAATTAGTGTTCTTTCATAATCATAACAATGTTGTGCAACTACCATTATCTGTTTGTTTTTATAAACAGATATTTTTAATATCCAATCGCCACGACGAACTGTAACGAAAGATATCATGTTGGGTGATAGTTTGGCTTTCATACAAGTATTTAGGGAGAGCCGAAACTCTCCCTACTTGCACGATTACTTGGTTGGTTTAGGTGCTTTACCGTTTACCCAATCCCAATCATCATCTGTCATTGGGATCCAATTAGTCATAATCTTTTGAACCTGTCGGCTTTATGTTTTCTCATCATAATGAGTCCTTCATATAGCCCACTGGTTACATCCTTACAGAGTTTCAGCAGCTTTGTCATATGCGTCCTCTTGTAAGAATGATTTCTGTCCTCTAGTTTTCACTGGAACTTTCTTTGCTTTCTGTGTTTCTGGAATCAATTGATCAAGAGCGATCTTTAATACACCATTAAACAGTTCAGCATCTTTAACTTCATACTGGTCACCGATTGCCCACGCACGAGTAAACGCACGCATGCCAATACCTTTGAACAAGTAATCAGTATCCTCTGGTTCTGTTGACTCAGAGTTACCCTTAACGATTAGTTTACCACCATCAATGGTAATGTCGATTTCGTTTTGTGCGAAACCTGCCACAGCGATTTCAATCGTGTAGGTATTACCGTTCTTGCGAACATTGAATGGAGGATAGTTGGGGATGTTTTTGGTTAGTTCGTCATGAAGACTTTGCATCTTCGAGAACTGGTCATCGAAACCTACGAACACCTTATCAAAGTCTTTGAAGTGTTCACCAAAAATTGAGGGAATGAATTGTCTTACCATTGTGTTTCTCCTATTAAGCGAGTTAAATTAAAAGTGATACCCCGAAGGCATATCATTAATGCTGGTTACTAGTTCCAGCGACATCGTTCGTCATGTCAGCTTTACCAACGATTCGTAACTTAGTGGTCCTAAGGTGAATTCTTATCGATTCATCACATACATAGTGATTTCGAATCCGTATCTCATTTCTACTGCTTCTGGTTTAGTCCACATAGTAATCTCCTAATTGTTTGTCCATTATTGGACTTATTACTTAGGACTAAGAGACTAAAAACCAGCTAATGAAAATCATTATTTTAAACTAACGATAACCCTTATTCAGCAGCAGGTGTTTCAGCTGGTGCGTTTTTTGCAGCTTCTGCTTCCATTGCTACAACTTGTGGTTCACCTTGCTGTTTAATTTTATTAATAACTGCAACTACTTCCTCAAATGGGTGTTTACCCAATACACGAAGAATCATATTACAATCATCGACACTCAATTCAAGTTTAATCATTTTGATTTTTTTCCTATGTTATATTTGGGAACTAATTCCCATTCATTTTTCTCTTTAAAAGAGACTACTTTAATTTGAGACAAAGATGCTTTATTGTCAGCTTGCGTATTATTTAGTATCTTTAATAGATCCCAATCTTGAAGCAAACCAGCAATGGCATTTCTGCGCTCGATATCGCCACTCGTGATGTTAGATTCTTTACCATCAAGAGCAAACAATTCTTTGAAGTGCACAATGAAGTATCTACCTTGCTTATGTAAAATATGGCAAGATTGATACAACTTGTTTTCTTTTCTGGAAGCGATCCCGATGCGGGTAAGTGTCTCACGAACCTTTAGAAAGTTATCTGGTTCTGGTAGTATCACTTCAAGCATGGACTCAGCTGTCCAGTCGTAATAAATCAATTCGACAGTCATTATTTTCCACCTTTGTATAATTTTTCTTTTATCATCACTAACTGGTCTTCCGTCAATATACTTAGGGCATCAATTGCCTTAGAATCGGAATAACCAAAGTATTCTTTAACTAATCGAAGAGACTCTGTTTCGGCAGCTTTTTTGTGCCATTTGGAAAATCTTTTCTTCTTAGAGATACTATTTAGTAAAAAAGAAAACTGCCAGTCCACTGCAATAGATGAGTTACGATTCATCTCATTTGCATATAGAACTGTATCGGGAAAATAACCCAACCCCCTGTTAATAATAAAAGGAACATAGTCCTTCTTAGCCATCGGGTCTTCTGCTAAGAGATCTTTCTTGGTGAAATTGATTGCATTAATAAAGTCAAATGGTGTCATGATATGAAACCAACTTCTTTAAGTACAGACTCATGACATGCAAATCGTTTTCCAGGAAATCTTTCTACAAGAACTTTCTCTACAGCTTCCTTTGTAGATCCCTGTGCCATAAATTGTTTAGTATCTTTATCGTAAACAAATAACATATCATTATGTTTTTCGATAATAATATGGATCTGTTCTTCTTCTTGTTCTTCAACAAATTCTTGTATGTGTTTAAAGTGTTTTTCAACTTGCTTCTTGGCATGCTTTTCTCTGGCATTCCAGCCAGATACCGCACCCATTATCCATACAATGAATGTGAATACTACTAGTAAAATGATTTCCATATTAGCCTCATTTGAATTTACACTGAGCCATAATCTCAGTGAGTGCTGCCATTATATTTAGTTCATGGTCGGCTACAAATGCTGCTTTATATTGATAGTCTGCGAGAATAAGAACCAATTGTGGAACACTGTTTGGTTCAATTGTATTTGCAGCACTATCATATAGTTCACGGAATAGTGATGTGGTGTCTGAGTCAGAGTTCTTTGAAACCCATTTACGGACTTCGGTGAAGTCTTTTTCTTTGAGGAGTTTAATCAATCCCTTGAATGATTCCTCAGACATATTGACGAGGATACCAGAATCAATCTTACCAGAAACAGAATATCGTTGGAGTTCATTTAGAATCCTACGGTAATCTGGAAAGTGTTTTGTGATTAGTTCGGCAACTACCTTTGGATCAAACTCAATCTGCTCTTGTTTAAGGATTGATACTGCTCGCTTGAAAAAGGTTGCAGCGATCTCTTGCTTGTCTTTGGAATCAATCTTAAACTCAATCACAGAACAACGACTGTGGATAGGTTCAATGATACGATTCTTAAAGTTACAAGTGAGGATGAATCGACAGTTGTTGGCAAACTCTTCAATGAATCCACGAAGTGCTGGCTGAGTCGAATTAGCATTAAGGTAATCCGCTTCATCGAGGATGACAACTTTCTTGGCATCTGTCAATGATATAGTGGAAGCGAACCCCTTAATCTTAGTGCGCAGAGTATCAATGCCCGATTCTTCGGATCCGTTGATCATCATATACTCTGCACCAATTTCATTACAAAGTGCTTTGGCAATTGTAGTTTTACCCACACCTGCCGAACCAGTGAACAAGAAGTTAGGTAGTTCACCTTGCTCTACATACTGGCGGAAAGTTTCTTTCAGTGCTTGTGGCAAAACACAATCATCAATCTTCTGTGGGCGATACTTCTCTACCCACAAAAACATTTCATTACGACTATCAATCATATATCACTCCAAACATAATAAAGGAACAAGAGGAGATTATACTCCTCTTTGTCTTAGAACTCAAATGTAGAATCAGCTTCTACTGCGACATAGTAAACTAAGTCGGTGTTTGGTGCTTTGAAACGAGAGATTTTCTTGCTGGAGATAGACACTTGATAATCTCCTGGAAGCATCTTAAGATTTTCTACTTTCAAGTTTACCTTAAATGTCTTATCAGTATCACCAATGGCTTCACTGTAAGAGTTACCAGTGGCATTCTTTTTATCACCAACAACAGCAGTAATCTTAGAGCCATCACCAACGATTGATACATCGGCTGCACGAAGGACTGAAGAAGTTTTCTTAATCATATCCAACATTGTTGAAGACATATTAAAGTTAATCTCTGCGTCAGGGAAGGTGATTGCTTTCTGTGGTGCTACCAACACAGATGGATCTGCTGCAAAGAACTTGATGTTCATGTTGCCTTGCTTAATTGAAACATACTTTTCTTGGAATTCCAATTCAGGATCTTCAAATAAAGACATCGCACCCAGAAACTCATTCAAGTCATAGATGGCAAAGTCGGGAAACGACTCTGTAGTTGTTGCGTCAGCCATCACATTCTTTTGTGCACTGATAGTTGCTAGTTTGTTTCCATTCTTAAGAAGAAGATTGCTGTTGATACCAGCAAAGTTCTTAATTAGGGATACTGTTTCTTTAGATAATTTCATGGGGTTTCCTTTTTCAAATTGTACATTACTATGTATAAAACATTATACCTCAAAACGAGGTTTTTGACAAATTTATTTTGAGTATTTAACATCGTGTTCATAAAGAAACATTAGGCAACACATTGCATGTGCCAAGTGATTCTTGCCAGTCTCGGGATCGTCTTGTTCTCCCTCTTTCCATGCCCACAAATGTCTTTGCATTGCGTCAAAGTATCTTCGTTTTGAGTCTGGAACATTCTTCCAATTATCTGGTTCGTATTTCTCCGCACCAAATGTTAGAATTTCTACAGTCGCTTTTAATGCGAGTGGTGGCAGTAAACCATATTGTAGTTTACCACCATCAAATTTACGACCACCAGTGGTGGCATTCTGCGACTTCTTAATTAAGTCTTTAACTGATACACCCTCATATCCTGGATTGTAAGGTGCTTCTTCTGCGTATGTTTTTTTGGTTGCCATATCTTCCTCCAATGAATGCACAAATGAGCACTCCGAAGAATGCCCATTTATAACTCACTTAATTAAACTGTACGAGTAAATACAGAAGAACCAGCATAGCGGTTTGCAATGGCAACCATCGCACGAGTTGGACGACCAATGCGGTATTTAACCACTTCAGAACCATTCACAACTGCTGGGTTAGAGTAAACACAGTAACCTTGCTCACGCAAGTTACGAATTGTGCTTGCTGGATGTGCAATACCGAAAGAGGACTTGATCTGCTTGGCAGTAAAAGTCTTACCCTTGTTCAGATGCGTCAATAGCAATTCTTGTTTAGACATAATATCTCCATAATTAACAACCATCAAATGAAAAAAATCATCTGGGGCGATGGCAGTACCCCAGATGACAGGTAAACTCTAATTAGACTGTGATGCCATTCTCACGAAGGATCGCATTGAAGTCTTCTGTGTCGTCATCAAACTCAACGGATTCATCAACAATCTTTTGAAGACGAGATACTTCCATCTTATCTTCTTTCGCAACTGCAGTCGTTGCAGGTGCTTTGACTTTAACAGTCTTGGCTTTAGCAAGTTTCGCAACTTTGGCTTTAGCCTTAGCTACTTTTGGAGTATTCTTCTCAGCCAATTCTTTGGCATAAGCAGACAACTCGACATCAGTAGGAATCGGCAACTGGTATACACCACGCTCGACTTTATTCTTATTGAACAACCAGTTAGGGTATCCAATCTTTTCACCCTTCGCACCAGTACGCTGGTCACGAATAGTGTAATAAATTGCAGCACATTCCTTCAGAGTAATCTGAGGATCTTTTTTATACTGCTTGTTGGACTCAAGAACAGCCACAACAAAACGCTTTTGGGACAACGACAAGTTTGCAAATTTCAACATAATATATTTCCTTTAAAAAGTTTCACAAAAATTTCCAACTAACAGATACTATTATACTACAATTACGAATTAAAGACAAGTTCTTTTTACAATAACCCTACAAAGTTGCAGGGATTACTTTAGAAGGGAATCTCGTCTTCCACCTTAGGAGTCTCTACAGATGTAACGACTACTTCAGGTTGTGGGTTTGCAACTTTATCGAACAAGTCGATGAAGGCAGACTTGGTTGCAGCATCGAAACGATTGCAACACAACTCAACTGCTTTCTGCTGATTCTTAAAAATTGCATAGGCACGAACAATGTGGATCATACGACGAGTCGTAATTGTTTCATCCACACCACCATCCTCGAAAGTACGACGAATTGCTTCAGCCCACTTCACGAGTGTCTCTGCAAACTCGGCATCTAAACAGCCATAAGTTTCCATGAGATTCTTAATAATCTTAACTTCGATTTTTGCATTTGGATATTCCTGTTCGAATGTAACAGCGAATCGCTCCAAGAATGCTTCGTTCAAAACATTGGTACCAATATAACGACCATCGTCTGAACCCTTACCCTTAGTATTGGCAGTTGCAAAGATGTTGAATCCTTCAGCTGGAACAATCATCTCATTCTTGAGTTTGAAGTAGTATGGTTTACCCTCAAGAATCGGTTGCAAGCAAAGCAGAGTGTTTGCTGAACCTGCATCGATCTCGTCAAGCAAGAGTGCAGTACCACTACGCATTGCAATCAAAACTGGACCCTCGACAATTTCCACATTACCATCTTCTAGTGTTTTCGAACCGATAAGTTGTTCTTCGTCAGTCATCATGTTAAGGTTAACACGAATCAATGGACGCTTGTGTTTGGCACAAATCTGTTCAACCATCGTTGACTTGCCATTCCCAGTTGGACCAGAAATATATGCAGGATAAAAGATGCCAGACTTGATAATGTTTTCCAAATCAGCGTAGTTGCCGAATGGTACAAAGTTAGGATCTTTCTTTGGAATCAACGCTGAGATATCAGAGTAGTCCACCTTAAAGGATTCTTGTTTCACAGGTTGTGCTTTCAATGCAGTGTTTCCAATAACAGGGGTTGCACCACCATCAATAGCGTACAAACCACGACCAACTTTATTCTTCATGAGCCACAGAGGATACTTCTCTGTCTTCATTGCTTTCATAACATTCAAAAGTTCTGGACGACTCACAGTGCCTTTGGTGGCAGTGTCAGGGTACATTTCTTTCATCTTCGATTCAAACGAATCACGGAACTGGTTATCAGTTTTTGCCATCACATTCTCCATAATAAAATTACACTTTCACAAATTCATAACGACTATTATACGGTAATTAACAATAAAAGTCAACACTTATTTTTCCTTGTATCTACAAGGGTCTTAGGCTACCAATGCAACGAATCGATTGAGTAGGACTCGGGAAGTCTTCTTTACATTGAGGAATTTACCGAAGTTTCTTGCAATCGCTTTTGCATTTGCATCGGCTTTCACATCCATTTCACCCTCTTGAATCTTAGTTGAAGACTGTGGGATCAAGAACAACTCATCACGACCAGTGTTTTTCACTGAAGCAAACCCTTGTGATCTGAATTCTTTCTTCCAAGTTTCAATCAATGCGTAGATGTCTCCATTGAAATCAGGTAAGTTGGAATGGGCAACACTACGCAAATCACGACCACGATTCTGGCAGATATGAAATCCAACCATTGAAATATTGTAGCGATCTTTGATCATTCGAAGAATCATCTCAGTTTGATTACCAGAAAGACGACCAATCTCATATGTCTTCTGTGTAACTTCATCTTTAATAAAGTTCTTGATTTTGATTCGTTTGTACATACCATCAACAATTTCAGTACGAGTATCATCGAAACGACCAGATGAATAGGTGTTCAATGAACCACCTTCACCATCAGTAAGAGTGATGAAAGTTGTTTTCTCGATATTATTATTCTTGATAAATGTACCCAAAGTTTTGTAGCAATATACCAATGCTTCGTTCAGTGGAGTGCCACCAGTGTTGTAGCCTTCATTCCAAAAGAAACGATAATCAAGGATACGACGAGCCATTGAATTGAATTCGCTGGTTGTCATTTTGTTATTAAAGAATTCTAACAAATGGAACCTGTCGGCACAATCAATCAAATTGTTTGGCTCTCGTCTTGCAGATCTCCAAGCATGATACGCTTCACGCTCTGCGTTTGTTTCAGTTATCCTGTCATTGTAGTCAGTGGTAAATGCAAAGACACGATATGGAATCTGAACACGATTACAGAACATAGCCAGATTGATAACCTGCTTCATGGTATCTTTCAATACTTCATTCATTGAACCAGACCAGTCAACGAGAAGAATCATGCCGTGATTCTTACCTTGTGGTAGAGAAGTCACACGCTTGAACAAGTCATCTTGCAATTTGTATGCATAAACTTTCTTCATGTCCAGCGAGCCAATCTTTGATACCACTGCACGCTTATGTAGTTGAGCAGACTTCTTCATTTCGAATTCTTTTACGAGATAATTCACAGTACGAATCGACTCGGTTTTGAATTGAACAAAGTCTGAATCTTCTGCTGCATGGAAAGCAGTTCGTTGTTCCTCACTCATATTGCGAGTGCGATAGTCAATGGTTTCTGGATTATCAACTGCCCATTTTTCAGGTGACTTAGTTTCATTAAGAATTTGTTTGTAACCGATAACTGGATCTTTATAGTAGTCAGTATCAAATTTCCAATATTTGTATTCAGTAGAATCATCAGCTAGGTCTTCCAATTTGTTTTGGAATGCTCTTTCTGTTTTTGATTCTAAGTCATCACCCAACTCTGACTTGTCGTCATTTTGTAGAGCAGATGATTTATTCTTCTTGGCT